CGCCCACGATCTGAGCTATGCCGAGTTCTGCGAACGCTATATGAACCACAAGGTCTTCGCCCATCAGCAGAACCTAGTAGATGTGATTGAAGGTCGTGAACCTTCTTGGCTGCATCCTAGTATGAAGTACGAAAAGGGTCTTAACGGCAACCGTATCCTGATCAACATCCCGCCGAACCACGCCAAGTCGATGTCCATTACCGTTGAGTATGTGGCAATGAAGGTTGCCCAGAACCCGAACTTCCGAGTCTTGATTGTTTCTCAGACCCAGCAGTTGGCGGCAGACTTTCTCTACGCTATTAAACAGCGTTTGACCCACCCACAGTATGAGGCATTCCAGCAGGCTTACGCCGCTGGTGTCGGCTTTAATAGTAAGTCAGCTACGTGGGCTGCAACCCGCGTCACCTTCGGTGATGAACTCCGTGAGTCATCTGAAAAGGACCCGAACATCGAAGCCGTCGGTATCGGCGGTCAGATTTACGGTAAGCGTGCAGATATGATCATTGTGGATGACGCCGTTACTTTGAAGAACGCCAATGAGTTTGAGAAGCAAATCCGCTGGTTAACCCAAGACGTGCGTTCCCGTCTTAACCCTACTGGTAAATTGATTATTATTGGAACCCGTGTGGCTTCCATTGACCTATATCGTGAGCTTCGCTCCGAAGATCGCTACCCAGGTGGGTTAGTACCGTGGACATATCTGGCAATGCCAGCCCTGCTAGAAGCAGATGAAGACCCTGATAAGTGGGTTACTTTGTGGCCAAAGTCAGATATGCCCTTTGATGGACAAGGTGAAGACGATAAAGACGAGAACGGCCTTTATCCGCGCTGGTCTGGTCGAAACTTGTACAACGAACGCCAAGCAATGGATGCAAGTACCTGGGCTTTGGTATATCAGCAGCAAGACATCTCAGAAAACGCAGCCTTTGATCCTGTAGTAGTAAAAGGTTCGATTGATGGTATGCGTAAAGCTGGCCGATTGGAACCTGGTTACCCAGGACACCCAGCAAATGTACAAGGCTTTACAGTTATCTGCGGTATGGACCCAGCCATTGTGGGAGATACCGCCGCTATCGCTTATGCCATTGACCGTAACACTTCTAAAAGGTACATCCTCGATGCTATTAAAATTACGCGGCCTTCTCCGCAGCAGATTCGTGACATTATTATTAACTGGACTAGCCTTTATAGTCCTTCAGAGTGGATTATTGAGAAGAATGCTTTTCAGGCGTTCTTAACTCAAGACGAAGGAATCAAACAGCACCTAGCTTCACGTGGCGTTATCCTCAAGGAACACCATACTGGTAGCAATAAGTGGGATTCAGGATTCGGTGTTGCCTCGATGTCTACCCTTTTTGGGACTAAACAACCAGACGGAAAGCACCACCGAGATAACTTAATACATTTACCTAGTGATCAGTCCGAAAACATCAAGGCTCTTATCGAGCAGTTGATTACGTGGACTCCGACCACTAAAGGTAAGACCGATATGGTAATGGCCTTATGGTTCTGTGAGATCCGAGCACGCGAGATGCTCAACTACGGCCAGTATGCAACCCACCATATGAAGAATCCGTTCCTTTCACGAGCTGAAATGGGCAGAAGAGTTGTAATAAATATTGATGAAGCCCTACTAGAGCAGAATAAACATTTCGTTTAAGGAGATAAAATGGCAACAATGAAGAAGCCAGCAAAGCCAACAGCAAAGCCAAAGGCCCCAGCTGCAAAGCCAACTGCAAAGGCAACACCAAAGCCTAAGAAGACTTACAAGGACGCAACAGATCGTCCAGGATTCTTATTTGGAAAGGGAACAATCTAATGGCAATCACACCAAGCTACAAGGCTGAAGGCACAGAAGAAGAATACATTGATAAGGGTGCAGTAACTACGCCCCAGTACAACCCATCAGTTGATGCTAAGTACGCAGCTGGCAAGGCACAGGCTCTTGCTACAGATAAGGTCGAGTGGCCAACAAAGGTTAACGGCCTTACTTACTAAAGGATTACAATGCTAAATGTTAAAGAGGTAACCGCAAAGGTTGCACGCTTACAAACTCATTACGCCCAGCGTGATCAGCGTATGCGTGACGTCCTTCAGGTACGTCAGGGTGACATCTCAAAGGTTTACCCTGCGATGTTTTCAGAGGACTATTCTAAGCCTCTAGTTGCTAACATCATTGACGTATCTGCACGCGACCTCGCAGAAGCAATGGCACCACTACCATCATTTAACTGCTCCGCAGCCAATATGGTATCTGACTCAGCACGCAAGGCCGCTGATCTTCGTGGACGTATTGCCAACTTCTATGTAGACAAGTCTGAATTGGGCGTACAGATGTACACCGCAGCAGACTGGTACAACACATATGGCCAGTTAATCGCACGAGTAGAACTAGATTACGAAGATAACAACCCAATCATTCAGACTATTAACCCATTCGGTGCATATCCTGAACTAGATCGCTTTGGTCGTTGCCTATCTTTGACCCAGATTGTCGGTATGGACGGCCAGACCTTGGCTTCAATGTACCCAGAGTACGCAGATCAGATTCTTAATAAGAACCAGTACCAACCAGGTTCACCTTATCTTTCAATGGTTCGTTACCACGACAAGGATCAGGACCTTATCTACTTGCCAGACCGTAAGAACCTAGTTCTTTCTAAGACACCTAACCCAATTGGTGAGTGTATGGTCCGAGTAGCAATGCGTCCGTCTATTGACGGTCAGGCTCGTGGTCAGTATGACGATGTACTTGGCGTTCAGCTTGCAAGAGCACGCTTTGCAGTACTCCAAATCCAAGCAGCAGAGAAGTCTATCCAAGCTCCTATCGCTATCCCACAAGATGTGCAGGAATTGGCCCTTGGTCCAGATTCCATTATGCGTTCTGCTAACCCACAGGCTATCCGCCGTGTCCCACTAGAACTACCTAACGGTGTATTCGGTGAGTCCAGCGTTCTTGAGCGTGAACTTCGTATGGGTGCTCGTTATCCAGAGACACGTTCTGGCCAAACAGATGCATCTGTTGTTACAGGTCGTGGAGTTCAGGCTCTACAGGCAGGCTTTGATACACAGATCAAGGCAGCACAGGCACAGTTTGCACGCCTCTTTGTAGAACTTATTGCTATCTGCTTTAAGACAGATGAAAAAGTTTTCGGCAACACCCTTAAAGAAATTCGCGGCGTTGACGATGGAACACCGTACACCCTTAAGTACAACCCACGTAAGGCTATCAATGGTGATTACACCGTAGATGTCCGTTACGGCATTATGTCTGGTATGAATCCAAACAATGCAACTGTTGCACTCTTGCAGATGCGTTCGGATAAACTCGTATCACGTGACTATGTCCGTCGTGAACTTCCTATCGAGATTAACGTTACTCAGGAAGAGCAGAAGGTTGATATTGAAGAGATGCGCGATGCACTTCGTGCAGCGATTGGGCAGACTGCCCTTGCTGTCCCACAGATGGTGGCACAAGGACAAGATCCAATGGCTATCCTTAGCAAGTTCTCTGAGATGATTAAGATGCGTCAAAAGGGAATGAGTATAGAGACTGTTGTGGAAAAGGCGTTTACGCCAGAACCTCAACCTGAGATGCCAGCAATGGCACCTCAACCACCAGTAGCAGGTATGGCTCCCGCCTCTGCCTCGCAGCCAAGTATGGAACAACCTGGCGGTGCAGCCCCTGCTTCTGGCGGTCCACAAGGAAAACCAGATATTGCATCATTGCTCGCTTCAATCGGCGGCGCGGCATAACTCTAAGGGGGTGAAATATGAACAAGGGATCACAAGCACCAGCACCAATGTCAAAGCCAATTCACGGCGCATCAGGCGCAGGAGCAAAGGTAACAGGTGGAAAAGTTGAGCAGCCATACGCTGGAGCAGCTCGTCCAGGCAAGAAGGTAAAGAAGTAAATAACTTTAGATGGGAGGCCGGACGTGAATCACGATCATAAAGACGTACCACGTCCGGTACGCCCCACCGACGGGTTAGTAATAGTGGCTGAGTTCCTATACAACATTAGCCAAGTTGTAGCGACATTATTTGAATCGCTTTTGGAATTATCAATTTATCATTCAAACCGTACTACCAAGGTCAATAAGATCTGGGACGAGTTTGCACAAGATTTAGAAACAATACAGGAGGATACAGATGGCGCTTGAAGACGCTACTAACCCTATGCAGGGTGTATCAGGTCCTGGCAAGTTTGCAAAGCGCACTGATCTTGAAGTGCAGTCAACCGGTTACGGTGACAAGGCTGCCTATAACGCAGCCAAGAGCGGTGCTCCACTTGCAACAGCACAGAAGTCACCTATGCTTTCAGAAGCACCACGTGTTTCAACACCAACACCAGGTCTATACGACCCAACACAGCGCCCAGATGAGCCAGTAACAGCTGGTATTGACCAAGGCGATGGCCCGGGATCTGATGCACTTATGATGCAGCAGCCTGATGACAATAACTTTCGTGCGAAGATTGCTGAGTATATGCCAGTATTGGCTTACGTTGCAGGTCTTTCATCTACATCTCCTGAGACACGTGCGGCTATCCGCAAGTTAAGAGACTATTCGTGAGCTTATGGAATCGAATTGGTGAGGTAGCAACTACAGTAACTAAGAACGGCGCTAAATTTACTGGCGAAGTTTTTGGTGCAGCAACCGCTCCAGCACGTTTTGCGTGGGACGTAGCCACTGCTCCTTGGAATGATGACAAGGAATACAACGGATTTATCAACACCTTTAAGTCTGCTGGTGAAGATGCAACGTCACGAGTAGTTAAGCCATTGGCTTCTGCCGGTGGTGCCATTATGAAGGTACCTGGCGTTTCTTCTACATTTGAGAAGATTAACGAGATTAACCAAGAATACATTCGTGAACCTGCTACAACTGTAGCTTTGGTTCAGGGGGAAATCAACAAGACAAATCAGTTGGCATTCTTTGACCCTAACGTATGGCGCAAAGCCTACAAAGGCGCTCAGGATATTTCATTTGGTCAGGCAATAGTCGGCGCTGGTCGCAATGTTTATGACCCAAAGTTTAACATCTATGATCCTGCTCAACGCGAGGCTGCATTTAACAAGTCTGCGTGGGGCAAGTACTCATCAGGTGCTATTGATTTAGGCATTCAGTTCTTTGGCGATGTCACACTTGCTGCTGGTAAAGCTGGCAAAGTTCTTAAGGCATCTCAATATGGTGTCGGTACTCTCAAGAATGCAGACGTTGTAGCAAAGGCCGCTGAAGATATTACAATGGCTCAGTACGGCGTGAAGAACCGCTTTACTAAAGTGCTTGATGACTTTACTGCTAACGATTCAGCCTACGCTATTAGCCACCCAATGGTGAAGTCTTCTTCACAGCCTGGACTCTTGGCTTATATGCTTGGTCAGTCTAAGACGGTTGACGAGACATCCCTAGTATTGCGTTCGGCACTCGGTGATCCTGCTGCTATGGACGAATTGGCTTTTGCTCGTGCAGATATTACTGACGCTTTGAAGGCTGCTCGTGGCGACCTCAGCGCAGTAGATGAATACAAGTTGTTTGCAGCACCAGACGGAACTGGAATGATTCCATTCCTTAACGACAACCCTGCTGTTATTAAAGAAGCCGAAGACAACTACAAGGCTCTTGCTCAATCAGATCAATATTTTGCTAAATTGATGGGTCTTGGAGAAGGCGGCGGATCTCTTACACGTACTACCGGCAAGCTCGGTCAAGGTGTTGAAGACCTTATCGCTCAGGGTCGTGCTACTAAGTTCTACGATAAATCTGTAGGTTCTGCAAAGGTTGAGGTTTATCAGCCAACACCATTTCACCGTTTATATCAAAAGGTATCTTGGCTACAGGCAGAACGTCCTGCTGGCCTTGTAGATTTTAATGACGCAGACTCATACAAAGAAATTCTTGCTACCGTAAATCAGACACAGAAGTTGCTTGGCTACACACCAGAGCAATCACGCCAGTTGCTTGATTCTTATATGGGTGCTTCAACTCCAGCACAGCGCAACCTTGTTACACAAAATATGGAAAGCAAGATTTTCCGTGACCTGTGTGCTAAATACGGCATTGACGAAGAAAAAGCCACTAAGATTTACAACGGCTACACAGGTGCTCGCACCTCTGCTATGAAGTCTATTCAAGACAAGGGCTATATGGTTGACATAAATGAGTCAATCCTTAAGGTTCCCCAGCTTGAATCACAGTTGGCTGACTACCTTCCTGTAATGGACTTTGCTTTGATGAATAAGATTCTCAAGCGTGACGGCAAGACTATCTTGGCGACATTCGGTAAAGGTATGGACAAGGGCATTCACTATGCAGATGTTATGCAGGATGCATTCAAGGCTGGAGCATTGCTTCGCCTTGGTTACACAATTCGTAACGGTGTTGACTCACAGCTTCGTATGATCTCAGCAGTAGGCGCTTTGAACTCTCTTGGTAGCCTTGGCCCTGGTCTTAAGAACTTTGTCTACAATACAGTTAAAGAGCCAGCACGCCTTGTTGACCGTTACCGCAAGATTGATTCAGGCCGCACATTCGCTGAGATTAACGAACAGTCTACTAAGTTAGTTGCAAGTCTTGATTTGCTCAAGGCAAAGATTGGTGAGTTAGAAGCAAAGGTTTCTTTGTACCCAGACGACGCTGAACTTGCCACAGAACTTAATACTATGCGTCAGCTACGTGCTGAGAAACTAGACATCTACAACCACAACGCAGGTGTCCTTGCTCGTAGCAAGAAGGCAACACCTAAGCAGCGTATTGGCACTGGATCATTTGAGGTTGTCACAGCAGACGGCGAGAAGTATATTCTCGACGATGCTTTTGGTGGCCCACTCGGTGATATGTTCCGTCGCATTGCCTCATCTGGTAATTCATTTGAGCGTATGGTTGACAGCAACTCAGATATGTATGCACGCACAGTTGCATCTAAAGGTATTCAGGCTATTCGCCCTACAGACAAGGGCTACTTTGACCAGTGGGCGCAGACTATGCGCCAGCAGTTTGGTAACTCAGCAGTTGTTCGCCAGATTACAGAAGGCAAGTCACTAGAAGATATTACAGACTGGCTTGTTAGTTCGCCAAAGGGTCGTGAGCTTCGTAAAGAATTAAGCATTCCATCGGGCGACGCAGCTGAGTACGTCACACGTATTAACAACTTCTTAGACCAGTACCTACCAGTAGAGTCCGGTCTTCGCGGCAAGATGCGCGAGTTGACAGCAGACGACCTGCGTACAACTTTTCAAGATCCATCAGACCTACCAGTAATCCACGGTCACTTGCTAGAAGATGCAGTCTTTAACGCATCTGACAAGCACATCAAAAAGGCTATCAACGGAGCGTTTAAGTTGCTCGGCACTATGCCTGAAGATGCTTGGGCGCGTAGCCCACTCTACCGTCACTACTATCGTGAAGAAGTAGAGCGTCGAGTAAACGTAATTGCTGGTCTTAAAGACGATGGTCGCCTTACTGCTGAAGAGCAGGCTAAGGCTATGGCTGTTGCTCACAAGGTAGCACTTCGCAATATGAAGAACGTACTGTTTAACATTGAGCGTCGCAGCAACCTTGCTGCTGCTATGAAGTACATCAGCCCATTCTTTTCTGCACAAGAGAACTCTTACAAAACTTGGCTTAAGTTGGTAGCAGCTAATCCCGCTATTGCTAACCGTGCCTACAATATCTGGCAAGCGCCTAACCGTGCTGGCTTGGTAACAGATTACGAAGGTAATCCAGTTCCTGCTGGCCAGACCACAGGTAACGACATTATGTGGTTTGAAGCACCAAAGGGTCTTACCAAGATTCCTGGTCTTAACTCATTGACTACTATTGGTATCCCAAAGGGATCTTTGGACATTATCTTCCAAGGCGGTATGGATGCTTTGTTCAACAAGGGCAACCCAAACTTTGCAAGCGACATACTTCCAGTTGGGCCTTACGTAGCAATCCCAATTTCTGAGATTGTTAAGGATCAGCCAAGCCTAGAAGAGTCTTTCAAGTGGGCGCTACCTTTTGGTACATACAAGAACGCCGCTGCTGGCTTGTTACCTTCTTGGTTGCAGAAGCAACTTACCAAGGCTGCTGGTCAATCAGATCCACAGTTTGCTCGTACCTACCAACTCATCTACGAAACAGAAAAGCAGAAGATGAGAGAAGCCGGTCTTGGCGACAAGGTAGATGGCAACAAGATTATGAAGATGACTAAGCAGTATTGGAATATGCGTTCTGCTGCTAACCTTCTTATGCCGTTTGCTCCACAGTTCAACAGCCCTTACAAGTTCTATCTTGATAAGGCTCGTGAGTATCGTCGTATCTACGGTATCAACGCAGACGCTAAGTTTCTTAATGACTACCCAGACTTCTTTGACTTTACAACAACCTTGTCAAAGAACCCTACTGGTGTCCAGTCATCTTTGGCTACAGTCCAAAACCTTAAAGAGCACTCAGGCTTGGTAGCCGACCTAGTCAAGATTGAACCAAAGCTTGTTGGCCTTATTGCCAATGATCCGAACGGTTACGACTTCTCACAGGCATCGTACAACTACTTGTACAACAAGCAGGTAGCACCAGATTCACCTGACAAATTCCTTTCATCTCAGTCACCTGCTGAAGCGCAGCGTAAGACAGATGCAGAAAAGGGCTGGATTAAGTACAACCAGTTAATGGACATTGTTGATGACGAACTAAAGAACCGTGGCCTTTCATCTGTACAGGAAAAAGGCGCTGAAGACTTAGCCACAATGAAAGCAGCAATGATTCAGAAGTTGGCTATTCAGACTAACGCTGAAGGCGAGCCAGTTGTTGACCCTAAGACTGGTCAGTTCAAGTCAACAGCTTGGTACGACGATTACTTGGATTCTGACGGATCTAAGACAAACCGAGTTATCCAAGGCTTGGGCAAGATTATGGACGATAAGAAGTTTATCGAAAAGAATAACGACAACCCTACCTGGAAGTCAGTCAAGACCTACCTAGAGTTCCGCAAGATTATGGTGGAAGAACTCAAGCTTCGTGACGTTAAATCTATTGAAGCCAAGGCTAATCAGGATCTTAAAGTGTTCTACGACGTTATGGTTAACAAGTTGAAGAATGACGACAAGATGGGTTTTGCTTACGTCTATGATCGTTTTCTATCACAAGACCTTATCTATGATAAGTACTTAACGCCAAAGGCGGAAGTTTCTAAGGAGAAGAAGTAATGGCATATTCAGAGGCACTCAAGGCCTACCTTAAAACTCAAGGCTTTACCGATGCTCAAATTGCTGCAATGGAAAAAGATGCAGATCCCAAAAGCACAACAGAAAACAAGCCGCTTAAGTCTGGTACTTATACAACAACACAGACTTCTTCTCGCATACCTGATAACGAGGCTATTGCCGAAAAAGTTAACGACGCTTTCCAAAAGTATTATGGTCGTGACGCATCTGAGACAGAATTAGCCGAATGGACACCGCAGGTACTTGCTCAGTACAAGGACAAGTCTGGCAAGTCTAAGACTACAGTTAAGACCACATACAAAAAGGGTCAACTGATTAGTACTGAGTACTTAACAGCAGAAGGTGCAGATCCTACTACTTGGCTATCTGACAAACTTAAGACCAACCTTCTTGGTGGAAACCAAGTAACTAACGCTCTTAATATCCCAGAGGGACCTTCAGGCAAGTACTTCATTGCACTCAAGGAGTTCGCTGGCAATAACGGTCTTCGTCTATCAGACGATGCAGCTACTGCTTACGCTAACCAGATTGTTGCCGGAGTAATTGACGAGAACACTGCTATCAACACAGTACGTGAGTCAGCAGCAAATGCCTTCCCTTCACTTGCTGACAAGATTAAGGGTGGCATTAACCTTAAGACTTTGGCTGATCCTTATATCCAGTCAATGAGCGACATCCTTGAGGTACCCGCAACAAGCATTGACTTGTTCGATCCGAAGATTCGTGGCGCTCTTTCATATACAATGCCCGATGGAGCAGTTGGTACCAAATCTATCTACGACTTTGAGCGTGAACTACGCAAGGACCCACGCTGGCAGTACACCGAGAAGGCTCGCAAAGAAGTTGCTGGCGCAACTATGCAGGTTCTTCGTGACTTTGGACTACAGGGGTAATTATGGCTACAACAAAGAAGCGGTCAAAGACTACTCCTACGGAACGCAACCGTGAGTCAGGTAAGTTGTACGGTTCAGAGAATCAAGGAGTGCTTGCGCCAGTCGTAGCGGCTGCTACAACAGATGAATTGCTACGTGAATCTGGCGTGTTATACGGTTCTGAAAATGCTGGCGTTGAAACACCTAACCCAGTAGCGCCAGAAAAGAAATCAACTGGTGATGGAAACCCAGCCAAGCTTATTGCACCGGATGGAACTGTGTTCGCAGATCCTGCTGCCTACGCAGCATACGTGGGCTACCTTGGTAACAAGGAAGACGCATTTGACACAGCCAAGCGTTCAAGCCAGTCAGCATTTGACTTGATGTATGCAGAGTTTGCTAGCTATGGACTTGGTTCCCTAGTAGAGCCACTGCGTGACTTTGTGCGCGATGGCATCTCAGGAGAAGAGTTCACACTTCGCCTTCGTGAGACAGATGCTTACAAGAAGCGATTCGCTGCCAACGCAGGACGCGTTGCCAAAGGACTCAAGGCTTTAAGCGAAAGCGCGTACCTTGGTATGGAAGATAAGTACCAAGAAGTTATGCGTAACTATGGTTTGCCAGAGTCTTACTACGCAAAGGATTCACTTGGCACTCAGGTAGGATTTCAGAAGTTACTTGAGAACGATGTGTCAAACACGGAACTTGAAGACAGAATCTTCCAGGCTAAGGACCGAGTACTTAACGCCAACCCAGAAGTGGCACAGGCTCTCAAGGCGTTTTACCCAGGTATTTCAGATGGAGACATCTTGGGTTATGTATTAGATCCAAAGAACGCTCTTAAGGAAATCCAGCGTAAGGTTGCCGCTGCCGAGATTGGCGGAGCAGCACTTGCTCAGGGTCTCACAGCTGGCGTTACACGCGCTGAGGAACTTGCAGGTCTTGGTGTTACCAAGGCTGCCGCGCAGGCAGGCTATGCAGATGTAGCACAAATTGCGCCACGCGGTTCTGAACTTGCTGCTATCTATGGAGAAGGCACATACGGTCAGTCACAGGCTGAAGCCGAAGTATTTAACACATCAGGTGCAGCAGAGGCTGCGAAGAAGCGCAAGAAGTTAAGTGCGCTTGAGACCGCATCTTTTAGCGGATCATCAGGAGTCGGTGCGCTTGGGCGTGACCGTGCTTCTAACTATGGGAACACCCAGTCAGGGTTCGGTTCCTACTAACTAAGCCTACCTTGGGAAAGACCGGCTTCCAAGGAGTGAACTTTAAGACCGGTAGTAGAAGCCGCATAGACAAACCCCAAGTCTATGTGTGGTCTGCGATTCAACTAAAATGAATGGGAGATGGACTATGTCCAATTTCGAGTACGAGGACGACGAAGACGATATCACTACAAGTGATAACGGGAATGATCTCGTCAAACAACTGCGTAAAGCAGCAAAGCAAAAGGATAAAGAACTACAGGAACTTCGTTCCCAGTTTGAATCTATATCCAAAGCTAACAGAGAACGGGCTATCAAAGACGCCCTCGAATCTCGTGGAGTAAATAGCAAAATTGCTAAATTTATTCCGTCGGACATTGACCCAACTGAGGAGTCACTGTCTAAGTGGTTGGACGATAACGGAGACGTTTTCGGATACTCAACCACTGAATCCAACCAGGCTAGCGTTGATCCAGCGCAAGCAGCAGCATACCAGAAGATGAATAACGTTACTGAGCAGGGCATTACGCCTGACGCTTCAGATGACATTATGCGTCGCCTGTTATCTGCTAATTCTAAAGAAGAACTTGACGAAGTAATTCGCCAGTCTGGACTCTAACCAACAACCGAAAGGCACAACCTAAATGGCAATTCCAGGTGGAACACTCACCGGTACATCCGCTATTAGCAACTTGGTGCAAACAGCGTACGATCAGTACGTTCGTATGGCACTTCGTAGCATTCCAGTAATGCGCGCTCTTGCAGATGTCAAGCCGGTACAGCAGGCGATGCCAGGTTCATCAGTTGTATTCTCAATCTACTCAGACCTCGCTCAGGCGACAACGACTTTGACAGAAGCATCAGATGTATCTTCAATCGCTCTCGGAAACCCTAACCAGATCACCGTTACACTTAACGAATATGGTTCAGCGGTAACAACAACAAAGAAGCTCAATATGACTTCTTTCAACGATGTTGACGCAGCACTTGCTGACATCATCGCTTACAACGCAGCAGACTCTATTGATGCTGTAGTTGCAGGTGTCCTTACATCAGGTTCAAACGTAATCTATGCAGGCACAGCAACAACAACCAACACAATCACTTCAGCAATGAAGATGAGCGTTCAGGACATCCGTGAGGCTGTTACAGAACTTCGCACAAACAAGGCGCTTCCACGCATTGGCGAACTCTACGCAGCATACCTACACCCACGTCAGACAGCGGATCTCCGCGCTGAAACAGGTACTGGTGGATTCCAGGACCTCTCAAAGTACACAGACCGCACACCATTCGTGGCTGGCGCAGTCGGAGTTATCGAAGGCGCATTCGTCGTCGAGACACCACGTGTACCTTTCGCAGCTAACTCAGGTTCCGTTAACGTCTACAAGGCTGTTATCGCTGGTCGTGAAGCGCTTGCTGAAGCACAGGGACAGGACATCTCAACAGTTGTCGGTCCACAGATTGACGCATTGCGTCGCTACCACACAATCGGTTGGTACTATTTCGGAGGATTCAACCTTCTCCGTCAGGCAGCACTCTACCGCATTGAGACAGCAGCAACAAACGGTTAATCAGTAGTTGATTGACGCGGTGGCAGTAGGTGAACCCGTTTCGTACGGTCATATTCCTACTGCCACTGAGTAAGTTCACTAAGGAGAACTAATGGCATATCAAGCAACAACACCTTGGGAGTATCAGACTTGGGGTGCAGGCAAAGCGTGGCCAGATAAGTACTCACGTCTATCAGGTCGTCCCATTACAGGTGGTACATACACAGGTGAGATTAACCCTTACCTGACTGATATCGCACGTGGCGTTACTTTGATTGTCAACGGATCTAGCGTTGAAGCAACTATGTATCCATATCAGAACGATTTATATGATGCAGACTGGTACATCTTAGGTGGGCATACACAAGAGATAACAGATGAGCAGGCAGCAATTCTAATTGCAGCAGGCTACGGAGATTATGTGGAGCCAATCATATGACATTACACCGCAGGCAAGTCCACCCAGAGTTTGTTGAAGGATGCTTCGGGTGCAAGCTGGGAACACTAGAACTCAGTCGAGGCGATGCACGCCACGATGGAGTAATGAGTGCCAAGGCACACGATAAGGAGTTGGGTTCCTACTACGACGCTTTGCGTCAGGGTATCGAACCAGTATCAACAAAGACAAAAGATATTCAAGCGGCAGTCCGGTTATCAAACGATACAGGTGTTGCCTTTGATGGTAACGCACTATAAACAAGGAGAAACAAATGGCAGATAAGTCACAGTCAACTGACTTCGTACCATTCGACAGAGTGAACAAGGCTGGAATCCCTGCCTCTATGCCTGTTGGTGGTGGAGTACCAGTAACAACATCAGGATCAAAGCCAAGCTTTTCTGGTGGCAAGAAATCAGGAGGCAAGTAATGTGTGCTCAATGTCTTACAATTAGTGTATGAAACTTTGTGCTAAATGTAAGGTAGAAAAAAGCATACAAGCTTTTTCAAAAGGAACGCCTTGGTGCAAGTCCTGCAAAAGCAAGTACGACTCGGAGCATCGCAAGAAACCTGAGATTAAAGCCAAGGCAAGAGAAGTAAATTACAAAGAACATCTATACCGGTTATACAAATTACGTATTGAAGATCTGGCTGCACTTGTTGCTAAGCAAGATGGTAAATGCGGAGTCTGTGAAAAAGGTCTTGATGATGTTTATGATTTCACAATTACAAGATATGGCCTAGTAGTGGATCACGACCACGCTTGTTGCCCAGGCAGTAAATCCTGTGGTAAATGCGTAAGAGGAATCCTTTGCAGAGATTGCAATTTAATGCTAGGTCATTCTAAAGATAGTGTGGAAACATTAAAGAAAGCAATCAAATATCTAAAGAAAGCAGGCAAATAAAATTTGTGCAAATTGCGGTTGCGGATACGCAACATACGATGATCTTCAGACAGGCGCTGGCAAGGGTGAGATGACCTGGAAGAACGAACTAACTGAAAAGTCAGAAGCTTAATAACGAAACGGGGTTTAGGTGTCATTAGGAATATATGGGTCAACACTCAACGACGAACTTAATCGTCTAGCAAACGGTGGCACCTACCCTGCTCGTGAGGATTATCTCGATCAGGCAGGTGCAGCACAGGCTTGGGCTGCGGCTAAGTCAGTATCACTTGGAACAGTCACAGACCTAGTAGGTGTACTTAACCTTATCAACGGTGTAACAGATAGATCCCAGTGGTTAGATATTGCAGGTGTCTGCAATGCTATCGCTGGTACTACACAGCTTGAGCCAGCAGCGGCTCTTCGTGAGGTGCTTGTCTAATGACAGCAACCTATAACTTAGTTTGCCCACAGGCTACAACATTTAATTTTCAGTTCCGTCCACAGACTGACGGAGTCAACTGGGACCTTGACGGCTACACAGCAACTATGACTGTACGCCCATTCACAGGTTCTAGTACAACTACTCTTCTTGCTACTACAGCAAATGGCAAGATTGTCATTGATGTTAACGCAGCTACGGTGACAGTTACCTTTAGTGCAAGCGAGACAAACATCAGCCCAGAGAATTACGTTTATGATCTAATGCTGTATGCAGGCACAACCACAAGACTTTTAGAAGGTAAGTTCCTAGTAACAGCAGGGGTGACGGTCTAATGCCAGAGACAATCGTAATTATTGAATCTGCTCAACCGCAGACTTCCGTAATCTTTTCAGCAGACCAAGGACCGCAAGGCGGTACAGGTAACACTGGTCCAACAGGGCCAGCGGGACCAACAGGTAGCACAGGTCCAGTAGGACCGCAAGGACCGACAGGAGCAACAGGTGCCACAGGAGCGACTGGACCTACAGGTGATACAGGAAGCACAGGAGCTACAGGACCGACAGGGCCAACTGGCGCTACCGGAGCTACTGGCGATACTGGACCAACTGGTGCCACCGGATCTACTGGAGCCACAGGACCAACAGGAGACACAGGGCCTATCGGCCCAGCAGGAGCAGTAGGACCAACAGGACCTGCAGGACCTACTGGTGCAACTGGTCCGACAGGACCGACAGGAAGTACAGGCGATACGGGTCCTACGGGGCCTACGGGAGCCGCAAGCACCGTACCTGGACCAACAGGACCTACGGGAGATACAGGCCCTACAGGGCCTACAGGAGCCACTGGAGCAGCATCGACTGTGCCTGGTCCTACAGGTCCAACTGGCCCAGCAGGTGCTACAGGTGCCACTGGTCCAACAGGTGCTACTGGTGCTACGGGAGCAACAGGCCCATCAGATTTTACTATGGTCATCATCGGCGCTTACTAGGAGATAACTAATGCCACAAACATCTAAGGCTCTTTTCAGAGGTGCCGCATCAACGACTGTAACTACTACGTTGTATACAGTGCCAGCGTCAACAACAACTGTTGTCACTGACATTCTAGTAGCCAACACAGCTGGTGCTGTCGGATCATTTACCTTGTCCCTTGGCGGTACCAAGATTGCTGAGACAGTAACCGTTGGTGCATACGACACAACTGTTATTCCACTCAAGCAGGTACTTGCTACTACTCAGACAATCCAGGGTGGAGCTTCTGCTACCAGCATCAATTTTAGTATATCCGGGGTAGAATTAACTTAATGAATTCTAAAGGATGCGTAACGTGCGGAGCAGAAAAAGACTCAATTAAATTTAAGGGTCGCAAATGTTATCCGTGTTATTTGCAGCACGAATACACTTTGAGAAAATCAAGGCCAAAATCGGATGATTATCTTGAGAAGAAAAGAATGCACGCCTCGAACTGGCAAAGAAACAATAAAGAAAAAGTAGCAAGAATAGCCAGAGAAGTTAATTATAAAAAGAAGTATGGCATAACAATCGAACAGTATGAAAAAATGCTTGCAAAACAAAACAACGTATGCGCCATTTGTGACAAGCCTTGTTCTACTGGAAGGTTTTTGGCAGTAGATCACGACCACACAACAGGTGCGGTGCGAGCTTTGCTTTGTCAAAACTGTAACGTAGCAATCGGATTTCTTGGAGAGGATACAGATCGTATGGCTAAGGCAATCGAGTATCTCCAATTTTATTCTGAGAGGATCTCCTAGTGGCTTCTGAAAACCATATCTTTAAGTTATCGAATGCGGGTGGGTTCAAAAGCCTTACCCGTTATTACGATATGCTTGCTGGTAACACCACGTGGAATCCTTGGTCACCTACTGGTGCCTTCGATGCTTTGGCTACCGTAACTCTCAGTGCTACAACTGCATCTGTAACATTTTCCGGTATTCCTACTGGATATAAGCATCTTCAGATTCGTGCAATTACTAGAACTTCTTCTGGTAACTTTAATGATTTATTAGCTACAGTTAATGGTGACTCTGGATCAAACTACTCTTGGCATAGATTGCTTGCTGATGGAGGAAGTGTATCAGCAGGTGCAGTAGCATCAACAACAGCAATTACTATTGGAGTTGATTCAAGCCCTACTCAAACTTCAGGAGTTTTTGCTGTAAATATTATTGACATACTTGACTACGCAAGCACATCAAAAAATAAAACATTTAGAGCATTAACAGGTGTAGATAATAATGGCTCAGGGTATGTAATTTATTATAGTGGTGCTTGGTATAATTCATCAACAGCAATAAATTCAATAACTTTTACGCCTCAAGCTGGGGCAGGAAGCCTTGTATCTGGAACTCAATTTGCACTGTTCGGAGTTAAATAATGGCAACTAATACATACGTCGCTCTTGCTACCCAGACTCTTGGTACCGCTGCATCGTCAGTAACTTTCACTTCTATTCCGCAAGGCTACACTGATCTTGAAATAGTTATCAACGGGTCAACAACATCGGGTACCAATAACGCTTTAATTCAATTTAATTCGGATACGGCTACAAACTATTCTTACACATATTTAACGGGAAGCGGATCTGCGGCATCTTCTGGAAGAGGCAGCAACACTTCCAGTATATTGTTAAACTACTTTGGTTATTTTGATTCTGTATACGCAACAAATATGCTTGTAAAAGTACAAAACTATTCCAACACAACTACCAACAAGACGGTATTGAGTCGAGCAAACAATGCGGCAAACGGTACTGCTGCTATAGTAGGTATGTGGCGCTCAACGGCTGCAATTACTTCAATTCAAATTATCACAGGCTCTAGTACATTTACTGCAGGAACAACCTTTTCAATCTATGGCGTAGCCGCAACTTCAGTAGGAGCCAAGGCAACTGGTGGAACTATCTACTCAGATTCTTCTTACTTTTACCACGTCTTTGCAGGCAGCGGTACATTCACACCAACACAGTCAATTAGTGCTGATCTACTGGTAGTTGGTGGTGGTGGTGGATCATCTGGTGGAACATCAGGAGTTTCTTGGGGACCAGGCGGAGGAGCAGGACAAGTTGCAGTTTCAACTGGATCAAGTTTGACCGCGACAAATTACACAGTAACGGTTGGTGCAGGCGGAGCTGGAACAGTTACTAACGCTGCAAATGGATCTGCTGGAGCTGCTTCATCTCTTGGCGCTGTTCTTTCTGGCGCTGGTGGGTACGGAGGAGTAGCACCTCTTACTGGTGGAGCTGCGGGTATTACATATACTGGCGGATCAGGTTCTGGTTCTGCCGCAGGCGGTGGTGCAGGTTCAGCTGCCAATGGTGGTGCGGGTTCTGGTACTGCTGGAGGAACTGGTGGCATTGGAACAACGTCATCTTTTATTAATGCCATTGGTGCAGCTTCTGGATTTGGTCAACTTGTTTCATCAAGTTACTACTTTGCTGGCGGTGGCGGAGGCGGTGCTTCTACCACTGGTGGAGCTGGCGGTTCTGGTGGCGGTGGAACTGGCACAAATGGCGGAGCAGACAGCGCAACCGTAGGAACAATCAATACCGGTTCAGGTGGCGGTGGCTCAGGAGTCAGTTATGCAAAAATTGGCAACGGCGGCTCAGGCGTAGTCATAGTTCGTTATGCGAGATAAGGAAAAGTAAATGCCAAATAACTACGTACTCTTAGACCGTATTGAACTCAATGCTACAGCTACATCTGTTACCTTCGATAACATTCCTCAGACTGGTTACACTGATCTGAAGTTAGTAATGTCTGCTAGAGATACATCAACAGCAGGTGCCAACTGGAATGGGTATTCATTTACCATTTTGCCTAACGGGTTGAGCACAAATATTACTCAACGAAGCATATTCGGCAACGGTTCAAACGTGGCATCTTATTCAGATACTTCTATGTTTAACGTTATTGATATGGGTTCTGATACGGCAAACACATTTAGCAACGTAGAAATCTACATACCTAACTACACATCCAGTACTTTTAAGTCTTTTAGTATTGATGGTGTGGCAGAATCAAACGCTACCAATACTGGTATGCGTCTATCCGCTGGGCTATGGTCTAGCACTGCAGCTATTACAAGCCTACGGTTAAATCCTTATTCTGTCTTTGCAATCGGATCTACCTTCAGCTTGTACGGCGTAGCCAAACTCGGCACTACACCTGCTATTGCACCAAAGGCTAGCGGCGGTAACGTCATTGCAACTGATGGCACATACTGGTACCACGCATTCCTTAGCAACGGAACTTTTACTCCACAGGTAGGACTTAGCTGTGATTACCTAGTAGTCGCTGGAGGCGGCGGAGGTGGATCTGGTAACGGCGGTGGAGGCGGAGCTGGTGGCCTTCGCTCAACTGTAACTGCTACAGGCGGTGGTGGTTCACTAGAGTCTGCAATTTCATTTGCTTCCGGTACAGCATACGCAGTAACTATTGGCTCAGGTGGCTCAGGCGGTGCAGCAGGTGGAGAAAACCGAGGCACATCAGGAACAGCTTCATCCGTATCAACAGTATCAACTACTGGTGGCGGTGGTGGTGGAGGCACTAGCGGTGCTGCACTATCAGGTGGTTCCGGTGGTGGTGGCGCTGCTAATAACGTAACTGGCGGTGCTCGCACAACTAATGAAGGCTATGCCGGTGGTACTGCTAACCCAACAGCACCAAACTATCCATCCGCAGGTGGTGGTGGTGCTGGTGCAGTAGGCACTGCAAACCCAAGTGGTTCTGCAGGAGGCGCAGGTGGTGCGGGCGTAGCAATTTCTGCTTTTGCATCAGCTACTAATACTGGCGTTAGCAATTACTACGCTGGTGGTGGAGGTGGTGCACTCTATAATGGGGGTACACCAGGAAATGGCGGCGCAGGTGGCGGAGGAAACGCAGGGCCATCCATTAGCGCTGCAGGTATTTCTGGAACAACTAACACCGGTTCTGGCGGCGGAGCATCGTGGAGTGGAAGCACTGTAGCTTCAGGCGGCAATGGCGGTTCAGGCATTATCATTATTAGATACGCAGTATAAAGGAGATATGAATGAAGGCTTGTAGTACTTGCAAAAGGGATCAACCCCTTAGCCAGTACTCTGCGTGCAACAAGGTCAAGTCTGGCCTTAACGCACGTTGCAAGTCTTGTGAAAAACTCCGGCATAAGAAAGACTACGAAGCTAATAAAGATTACAATATAGAATGGGCTAGGCAATATCGTCAAGACAACTACGAACGTAGGCTTGAGATAGAGCGAGAGTCAAGACAAAAGAATAAAGAAAAGTACAGGCCTAGTAAGAATGCTAGGCAGCGTGTAAGAAATAAGATTCTTGCAGAGAAGAAATATCTAATACTAGATAAGGAACTCCGCAGGATATACAACTCTCCTTGCTTCAAATGTGGGTCAACGGAGAATCAAAGCCTCGATCATATTATCCCAATATCTCGTGGTGGAAATCATTCGGTGGGAAACATAATGACGTTATGCTTCAAGTGTAACGCATCTAAAAACGCTAAACTTTTAGTTGAATGGAGAAACCAAAATTAGTCATTGGGCAGAAGTAGATGGAGATAACACAGTTCTCCGAGTTCTAGTAGGAAACAACAGTGATCCTAACGAGGGTTACGATTGGCTAATCGAGAACCTTGGTGGTCGCTGGATTAAGACCAGCTACAACGGAAACATCCGTAAGAACTTTGCAGGTATTGGGTACAAGTATGACGAGGCACGTGATGCGTTCATCGCACCAAAGCCTGATTGCCACCCAGACCTAATAACACTAGATGAAGAGACCTGTCGTTGGTCTTGCTCAGATGCTTCACACGTAATCATTATGGGAGAATAAGATGGCTGATAAGAAGTTAATCGTAGATCTTGAAAAGGGTACACAGACTTATGTGGACCTGACGCCTGAAGAGATTGAACAGCGTGCAGTTGATGCACAGAACGCAGCCATTGAGAAAGCAGAGCGTGAGGCAGCGGAGGCTGCCAAGGCAGATGCTAAGTTATCTGCTCAGGCAAAACTGGCAGCGCTAGGCCTAACCGGAGAAGAGATTACTGCTATCCTTTAAGGATGAAGATAGCAATATATACTATATGTAAGAACGAGGAGAAGCACGTTGAACGGTGGTATGAGTCTACTAGAGACGCAAACTACCACATCCTCACAGATACAGGATCAACAGACAACACAGTTGAGTTGGCACGTAGTCTTGGAATCACGGTTCATCAAATTGCTCTCAATCCGTTTAGGTTCGATGATGCAAGGAATGCGTCGCTACTACTAGTACCAAGTGATGTGGATTACTGCATTGCACTAGATGTAGATGAAGTGCTAGCACCAGGCTGGCGTGAGGCTTTGAACGAAGCCTTCATCGCTGGTATAGATCGACCAACGTATCGCCGTATTGAAGCATTCAAAGCAGACGGTACACCTGATAGTGAGTTCGATGGATTCAAGGTACACCGCAGGTTTGGTATCAGGTGGAACTATCCTATCCACGAAGTACCTCAGTGGTACGGCGCAGGTGAAGAAGTCAAGGAGCGCATTACTGGCTTTGAGATTCACCATCACCAGAACAAGGAAACCTCACGTAAGCAATACCTACCGTTACTAGAGATGGCAGTCAAGGAAAACCCTGACGCCAGAAACTTGTACTACCTAGGTCGTGAGTATACCTACTATCAACGCTTTGATGAGGCGACAGAGACACTCAAGAAGTACTTAGAGAAGTCTATCTTTCCTCAAGAGCGTAGTGCAGCTTGCCGAATATTAGGTAAAACAGATCCTGCTAATGCAGAAGAGTGGTTCCTCAAAGCCACAGAAGAGTACCAGTGCCGAGAGTCAATGCTGGCTCTGGCTAACTATTACTACCTAGAAAAGCAGTGGGCCGAGTGCAACTTAGTTGCAAAGCAGGCTCTGGTCTTTACTGAAAAGCCAATGGAGTTCCTAGCTGAAGGATGGGCTTGGACACATATGGCAGATGATCTTGTTGCAGTCAGTGCGTGGCAACTTGGGGACTTTACAACAGCACTAGAGCACGGCCTGAAGGCGTTAGCAATAACACCTGATGATGAAAGATTACAGAGCAACGTCAAGTTCTATCAAGGGAAAATAGATGCCAACGCTAAGTCAACTGATGTCAGAGGTGCAGACTAACCTACAAGGTTACTCACTTCGACAAGACCGAATCACCAACCTTGCCACCCCTGGTGGAATTACTACTACAGATCTCAGCATCAAGATTGGTCAAGCAGACAACCTTGCTAAAGGTCTTATCCAGATTGACGATGAACTTATCTTTATCTCCAGCTTTGACCGACAGAACTTAACACTGAATGTAATGCCCGGCTTTGGCCGTGGCTATATGGGTACGACACCAAGCCCACACTCAGAGAACGCACAGATTACTTTGACACCTACATTCCCAAAGGTGACAATTCAGCAGGCTCTCAACGACACCATCAACTCCCTGTATCCAAAGTTGTTCGGTGTATCGTCAGTGACATTCCCATATAACGCAGCACAGATTGCATACCCACTACCAGATGATGCACGCGATGTGCTCTACATATCTTGGCAGACACCTGGCCCTTCTAAGGAATGGCTACCAGTAAACCGTTGGGGCCTAGATCGTATGGCCAACGTCAGCGCCTTCAACACTAACAAGGTGGTTAATATCTATG